TCATTCTTCCAAAAGAAACTGTACTTCTGGCGGAATGCCAATCCGTAGATAATAGCTTTTACAGGATTCTTCTTGCTCAGGATTACTGCCTGTGGATAGTAGCTTTACAGCAAAGACATTAGCTTGACGTTCAAGCTTCCCAGGAGAGAAGTAGGAGCTTTCCTCTAGAAAAAAGCGGTTAATCCCCTTATGAAGACGATCATGTCCTAATTCATGCGCACAAACGAAGCGCTGCCACTCAACTGGCAACTCATTATGAATGACGATAAATCTTCTTCTTAGTTTTCGGTAATATAATCCCTTTGTGCCTGTCCCAAGGTTCATGAAACGAATGTGAATACCTAGCGCTGAGGCCAGCTCGAACGGACAGTTGGTTTTATATTTTTTAATCAGATTATTGATCAGTTCATCCATATTCTTCACCTGCAGCATGTTAGTGTAGTTATTAAGTGTTGTTGGATTTCTTTCTCTTGTTCATCTGTTTGGCTTCCCAGAATAAGCCGGTCAGTACATCTTTTATCCTCTGTTTGTCATCCTTGTCTAGTGGAATCCCATCAAACATCAGCTCTCCATCATCCTCCAGCATTTTACGGAAGTCACGTTTATCCTTGCTTGTAGCCCACTCTGGGACAATCTCTTCGCTTGGAAGAGCCTGTTCCTGCAAATACCCCGCTTGATCCATTAGCTCCTCGTACGGGACTCCTGTAGCCTCTGCTATTTTGCGTAATGTAGTTGGCTTAGGAACACCTCTTAGACCATTTTCAATCCGTGAAATCTGTGATCCGCTAATACCTGCTGCTGCTGCCAATTGATTAATAGTAAGTCCCTTAGTTTCGCGAAGTTGCTTCATATAATCCCCAAAATCCTGTTTCATCTCAACCACTCCTTATAGACTGAAGCTTATGTTATTAATATAAGCCATTTTTGCCAATTGGTAAACAACAAAGCGTATATTATTGCCAAAAGGCAAGATAATGGAGGGAAAGCTATTCTTTTTCGCCCAAAACAGACTCAAACGGGGTTTTACGAGATTGGTAGAGAAGTGGTATATTATAGAAAAATACGAACAGAATACGAACACTTTTATATTTTAGCACATTGCTTAGGAAACTTCCGCAATTTAATCTCATTCTGTTAAAACCTAAAGGAGTGCATAAAATGATGAACTTATCTGCTTTACCGGAGCTAGACCGTCGCCGAACCCAGGTCGCTATAGAGAGCATGTTGGAGAAATACCGTATTTTTAAGACCGTTACATTTGAGGCTAAGGAAGCCAGTACTACTTATTCGTATACAGAAAGATTTCATGGTCCTACGAATACTGTTACTGATCAGACTGCTGCGATAGCTTCTTATAATGTGGATATACCGGCTGCTAGGAGGGCTTTTTGCTCGGCGATAGACTCTGTGGTAGAAAGACTCGATACGAGGGAACAGCAATTAGTAAGAGAGCGTTATATGAAAAGAGACGAAACGTACGATTATACGATTTACAATCATGTGTTTGATCCACCGGTAAGTAAGGATACTTACGTGAAGATACGCTCGAAGGCTTTTTATAAGATGGCTTTGGCTTTAACGGATCTCGGTCTACTGTCCCTTAACACTTTAATAACAGCACCTAGAGTGAAGAAAGAGAAGATTAGTATTACTTAAGAGATATAGACGGTTACTAAAGACTGTGTCGTCCGAGCGGATGATGCGGTCTTTTTTTATTGATTTTATGATCCTCCGAAAAACCGCTCTATACCATCCCAAAGCTAGCTTAAACCTCGTCGGTATACCGTCTCTGCAAGGCAAATAGGGGTGTATATTTATAACATGGCAAATGAAGCAAAAAGAACACCGCAAGAGCATGAATGCTCTGCTAATAGTTCAACCCTAGTGGTGATGAGAACAAATCTAGCGGTGAAAGATTCTTTTGGCATTGGCCTAGTATAGAAGGGTATTATCCAACATTGGATAGTATCCTTTTTGTTCTTAATTTTAGTAGAGGGGGTGTCTTCTTAAATGTTAATGCAATTGAAGGTTAACACCATCAAGGATCGGCGAACCGCCGCAGTTCAGAAAGGAATGGAGTGATGTCGGTACAACAATTACGAGAACACATTACGAGTGCGCTGGAGCGGTATTTTCCAGATGTGCCTGTGTATGTGGAGGGGGAGAAACCTCAGACGGCTTATTTTTATCCCGGACTGATCTCAGCGACACTGGATCGGCAGCGGGAAGGCCGATATTTAGCGGTCTATCGCTTCGGTATCCGTTATGAAAAAGGCAGTCTGCTGGAAGCTGAGAGAATGGCAGATAAGCTGAGTGAGGCAATGGCAGGGATGGAGCAAGAGGGTGGCTCCTTTCGTGTAGCTAGGCAAGCCTGGGAAGCTGGGGTAGAGGGGCATGGACCGCTTTTTACAACAGACTATATGGTGTATTTGCAAAGTGAGAAGCCTGACCCCATTAAGATGGGACATATGATAGGAGGAGAAAGACTGAAATGAGCACAAAGGTGAGTAATGGAGATCGTTTTGGTAAAGAGCAGATTGTGAATTCATCGCTTTTTACGGCTAAGGAAAAGGATGTGCTGAACGTTATTTTGCAGGATGACAAAAGTTATACGATCGAAGAAGCGAAGCAATCTATGGGATTGTTTATGAATAAGGAGGTTTTGAACTAATGGCAGGCGGAACATGGACAACTCAAAACAAAGTGCGCCCAGGGGTGTATGTAAATGTAGCATCGAATCAAGGTGCCATCGGCAAAATGGGAGAACGCGGGATTACTGCTTTGGCACTTGCCTTATCTTGGGGAGAAGCTGGAGTGATCATGAAGATTACCCCGCAGGACGACGTGAATAAGCTGCTAGGTTATGATTTGGAACACCCAACATTACTGCCAGTACGCGAAGCGCTGAAACGTGCGGGAACGTTACTGCTCTATCGATTGAATGAAGGGGTTAAAGCGGCGGTCACGAACAATGGTCTACAGGTTACGGCTAAATATGGCGGTCTACGCGGAAATGATCTTTCTGTTGTTATTGAGAAGAATATTGAGAATAATGCTCTTTTTGATGTAAAGACACTGTTGAATGGAACTGAACTGAATAAGCAAACGGTTGGAACGGCTGAAGAGTTGGTCGCTAACGATTATGTACAATTCCAGAAAAATGGCGCAGAAGGCTTGAAGCTAACCGCAGGGATGCCGCTTATTGGCGGAGCTAATGGTACGGTGACAAATGGTGCGCACAGCGATTTCTTGTCTGCTCTTGAGGTGCTTGAGTTCCAAACGGTTGGACTAGTATCGCAGGATAGTACGCTTAAGGCGCTGTATAGCTCTTGGGTAAGACGACTGCGGGATACTGAAGGGAAGAAAGTACAGGCTGTACTATCGGATTATGCTACTGCGGGTCATGAGGGTGTGATCAGCGTGAAGAATGGGGTAGTACTGAGTGACGGAACTATGATTGATAATAACAATGCTGTTGCTTGGGTGGCCGGTGCTACGGCTGCTGCTGCGGTGAATCAATCGCTGACTTATCAGGGATATGACGACTCCGTTGACGCTGATGTGCGGCTTAGCCATTCTGAGACGACTGCAGCTTTGCTGCGAGGTGAATTGCTCTTTACTTACAGTGGAGGGCGAGCTGTGGTGGAGCAAGATATTAACACGTTTACGGCATTTTCTCCGGATAAAGGCAAAGCGTTTTCCAAAAATCGTGTGCTACGCGTGCTGGATGGGATTGCGAATGATCTGAAGCGTATTTTTGAGAACTACTACATTGGTAAGGTAGCGAATAATGAAGATGGACGGGCTCTGTTCTGGTCACAATGTGCGACTTATATGAATGATCTGCAGGATATGGGTGCGATTGAGGGCTTTAACGCGCAGACAGATGTTGTCGTTGTGGCTGGTGCGGATAGTGATAGTATCGTGCTGGATGTGGCTGTGAAACCGGTAGATTCCGTAGAAAAAGTATATATGAAAGTGAAGGTGGTTTAAGATGGCATTTTTAAAGGCTAGTGATACGATTTCCGGCCAGGAGGGCCGTGCGTATGCCGTGATTGGCACGCAAGCTGAAGAGATGTTCTATGTGAAGACGCTTGAAGCAACGGTAGAAAAAACAAAGGCGGAAGTGAAGACACTCGGCCGACGTGGTGTTCAGCATAAAGCGACTGGATGGTCGGGCAGCGGTTCGATGACGATTTTTTATATGACTAGCCGTTTCCGCCAGATGATGCTTGATTATATGAACACAGGTGTCGATCAGTATTTCGATATTGAGGTTACGAACGAAGACCCATCGTCCAGTGTGGGAGCACAACGCATTATTTTAAAAGGCGTGAACCTTGATAGTGTCATCATGGCTTCTCTTGATACAGAATCAGATGCGCTGGAAGAAGAAGTGAGCTTTACCTTTGAAGACGTGCAGATTGTGCAAGCTTTTGGCGCTCCAGCAGGCTCTGGAAACTAATAAAGACAACTAGATAGGAGCAAGTAAGGCCCGGGCGTGCAGGTGAGCGGCGGGTCTCTTCTCTGTCTAGTTAGTAGTACTAGAAGAAACTAAATCATTTTAGGAGGAAGACAATGAGTGAATTAAGTTTGTTTTTTGCGCAAAATGTAGCATGTGACACGACCGAGGAGTTTGTGGTATCGCAGCGGTTTAAGGATAAGGAAGGGAACGCAGTTGCCTGGAAGCTACGCAGTATGAACGAGGATGAGAATCAGGAATGCCGTAAAGCAGCTACTCGTAAGGTCAAAGGTAAGAACGGAGTGTATACCTCCGAGATTGAACCGAATGATTATATGGCTAAGCTTATGACTTCAAGTGTGGTGCATCCGGATCTGAAAAATGCCGAGCTACAGCGTTCTTATGGTGTCCTTGGTGCTGAAACACTGCTGCGAAAAATGCTGCTTCCGGGTGAATTCGCGGCATTGGGTGAACGAGTGCAAGCCTTGAATGGCTTCGGCACAGATATGAACGAGCTGGTGGATGAAGTAAAAAACTAATCAACGAGGGCGACAGCGAAGCCAACTTGGCTTACTACGCCCTCCACGAGCTGCACATTTTACCGCATGAGCTGATGAAGCTGTCTTCGCGCGAACGTGCCGCAATCTATGCGATGATTGCTGTTCGGGTGGAGAAGGAGAAGCGGGATCAGGCACGGAGTAAGGCGAGGAAGAGATAGGGGGTGAATGAATGGCAGGTATGCAAAACAATATAGCTGGAATCCAGCAAGTCTCCAATCAATGGATTAATGATATAACCAATCAAATTACAACTCAGGTTTCTGCAAATATTTCAAATTCCTTTTCCGCAACTTTAAACCGAATCAGTATGAAAATAGTCAATAAGCCCGTGTACAACATCACTAACAATTACAGTGCAGCTTATACCAGGATTCAAGCTTCTATTGGAGGCGCAGTACAGGCTCAGGAGAGACTGAACGATGCGGCAGAACAAGGAGCAACAGGTGCTGAGCAGCAGGCGGGTACATGGGAAAAGATCACCGGTGCTTTTGGGAAAGCCAAAGGTGTGCTGGAAAAAGTTAAAGGAGTTATGGAAAAGGTGCTTGCGCCTGCAGCTGAACAGCAAAAATGGGAGGATCTTTTTAAAGCGAAAACCGGAAATGCTGATGTTGGTGTGGCAATGTTTGATAAGTTCAAGAAGAGGGCACTAGATACCGGGCAGGATGTAAACAAGTCCATGGAAAGTGTCTTGTCGTTTTATCCTAAAACTCAAAATACGGATCAGTTAGATAAGCTTATGGATTATTCCACAAGGCTAAGCATGATGTCTCCGGAGGGTAAAGATATTGGTGATACTTCATCGGCGATTACTTCTGCTTTTGAGGGGGATTCTAGTGATTTAGCATCCATGCTTCAGGTGGATAAAGAGGATCTGGGTGGACTTGATCTAGTGGCCGGAACGGGCAATATGGAAGCCTTTTTGAGTACTTTGGGAGATATTATGACAACGTCAGGGATGACGAGTGATTCGCTACAAACCATGATGGATTCACCCGTTAATCAATGGCAAGCTCTTCTTGGAAACTATAACAACTCTCTGGCTGGTATGGGAGAAGGTGCTCTTGCGGCATTGTCACCACTATTAGGCATTCTTAACCAGGCATTTTCAGATGGAAGCTTTCAGCCAATTATCGATGGGATAGCGATTGGACTGGCGATACTTGCACAAGTATTCTCGCAGGTCGTACAAGGTGCATTGTATCTCTGGAGTGTTCTTAGCAACCCTGTTGTTTTGCCGATTGTTTTGGGTGTTGTTGCTGGAGTTATTGCCTTAGCAATCGCGATGAATGCCTCAACAATTGCAACTAGAATTTCATCTATTGCTACCGGAATTGCTACCGCAGCCCAAGGCATTTTCAACGCTGTGATGAGTGCTAATCCAATTGCACTTGTAATAGGGCTTATAGTTGCACTTATAGTAGCATTTTTAGGGATTGTGGCAGCCCTTCAGCCTGTGAGGGACTTTTTGGCGAATATGTTCAGGGGACTGGGACAGCTCGTTGCAGAATTTGTGGGCTTTGTTATCGATCTTTGGACCGGATTTGTTAATGGTATTATTGGCGCTGTGAACTTTTTGCTAGATAGTATAAATAAAGTAGTTGGAGCTGTTGGCAAATTTATTGGTATAGAGTCGGAGATCAATCTTCATATTGAAGAGGTTGATAGCAGTCAATTCAAAAAGGATTTGCAAATGGACATTGGAGCTTCTTTTAATTCAGGGGCAGAAAAAATCCAGAATTTTGATATCAATAAGTTTAAAGAAAAATTAAATGTAGGTGGAAATAAGAGTAATAACACCACATTAAATCAGTGGAATACTACCCATTCAGGGGATTTGTCAAAACCTTTGCAAACGCCTACCGTACCTGAAATTCCAGTAGTTCCTACGATGAATACACCTTCAGCTACGGGTTCTTTTCAAAATGCAGGAACTCCAGGTAATCTAAACACCGTAAACCGCGTGAAGCAACTCGACTCCATCAACGACACTGTAGACATCTCTAGCGATGATCTGAAAATGCTGCGTGAGCTAGCGGAGATTCAGGCGATCCAGAATTTTGTGGAGCTTACGCCGACGGTGCAGGTGACGACCGGGAATATTAATAATGCCGGAGACATTGATACGATTATCAACAAGATCGGGCAAAAGCTGAACGAGGAGTTTGTCTCTACAGCGCAGGGGGTGTATACGTAACATGGAAGAGTACGGGATTTTTCTTGGTTTTAATAATCAGGCGGAAGCATTCCGGCTGCCAGTCAACCCGGAGACCTTAGAGATCAAAGAGAGCGGGGATGGAAAAAGCTATACCATTATCGATTTGGGTGAGATCAATACGATTGCTTATCCGAAGCTGACGGAGATCACAATTGAAAGTATATTTCCGGCACAAAGATATCCGTTCGTATTGGTACAAGAGGACGGGCTGAAGAGACCCTTTGAATATGTGGAGCTTATTAAGAAGTGGATGACGAGTCGCAGGCCTATTCGTTTTGTATTCTCCGGGGTGAGCTATGCGGATGACACGAAAAAAGCTGAGGGGAAGCTAAACGATGCGAAGAAATGGTTAAAGCAATCATCGACTAGTGAGGATAAATCCATAGAGATTGATTTTGGTGTGAATATGGCTATGAGTATCGAAGGCTTCACTTGGAAGCTCAGTGCAGGTACATCAGGGGATATTGAATATTCTTTATCTCTCAAAAAGTATGTATTCTATCAAGCGGTAGCAGTTAAGGTTGTCAAAGATGAAGTGAAGGTAGAACAGAAGCGGGCTAATGAAAAGCCCAAACCTAAAACGTATATCATGAAATCTAAAGACAATCTATGGAAAATCGCTAAAGAAATTCTTGGAGATGGCAAAAGGTGTGGAGAAATCCAGAAACTTAATGGCATTAAAGATAGTGAGCTGAGGAAGCTTCCAATCGGTAAGGTCATTAAGCTGCCGTAGGAGGATGTTATGGAACTGCTTGTGAAGAATAAGGAAGGGAATCTATGGGATATTTCTGGCATCGTCTCCGATATTTCTTGGAAAACAGCCCGCTCAGGAAAGCCAGCAACGCTAGAGTTAACACTTGTGGACAGTGGAATCTATCAGCATCCCAAGTTTAGCATCAACAACGGTGATATTATTCAGTTCAGCAAAGATAATGTGGATGTATTCTACGGGTTTGTGTTCAGCATTGATACAGGCTCGGATCAGGAGATTAAGCTGACTGCTTATGATCAGATTCGTTATTTACTAGGCAATGGTAGTTATGTTTTGCAGGATGTCACGGCTAGCGATGTTATTACTAAAATAACCAAGGACTACGGCCTGAAGACAGGTGTGCTGGAGAATACAGAGTACCGAATTCCCTCATTAATTCAAGATGACAAAAAGCTGCTGGACATCATTATGGGAGCGATCGGCAGTGAGCTTCAGTATAAGGGGAGGCTGATGGCTTTTTACGATGACTTTGGTAAGCTGACGCTTCGTAAACCGGAGTCTATGCTGCTTAATCTGGTGCTGGGAGCGGGGCAGTATCTGTACGACTATTCGCTCAAAAAAAGTATTGATGATGATACGTACAACACCATTTTTCTATACAAGGATAACGAGAAGTCTGGTAAGCGTGATTTCTTTCCGGTTAGCGATAAGGATAATGTGAAACGCTGGGGTATCCTGCACTTGTATCAGAAGGCCGATGACAAAGCGAATGCTGCACAAATTCAGGAGAAGGCAAATAATCTGCTAAAAATGCACAACCGTGAAAAGCTTAGTCTCTCCGTACAGGCGATTGGTGATATGCGCGTAAGGGCTGGTAATTTCATTTATGTCCTGCTTGATGAATTCAAGACTCAGGTGTTTCTGGTGGATCAATGCAGTCATAAGATTTCCGGTGGGGAGCATACGATGTCCCTCGATATAAAGGTGGTGTAGAAATGATGTTGGATATTATAAAAAAAGCAAGCTTAGGAGCCGTGGGAAATACAAATCCCGTGGCTTTTTCTTATGGGACGGTAACGGAGGTAGCTCCTTTGCAGATCCAGGTGGATCAACGTTTTATTTTATCGGGGAATGCGCTAGTGCTGCCTGAATCGGTAATGGAATGTAAAGTCGAACTAGAGGGTAGAGAAGTGGTAGTGCGTCGAGGGCTTGCCTCTGGTGATCGGGTTCTGATGGTTCGGATGCAGGGTGGACAAAGCTATATTGTTCTGGATCGGCTGGTGAGTCCGATATGATTCCTGCGATTGGAAAATCTGGACCGATAACTGCCCTTCTTGAAGGCGAGGTCAACCTTGAACGTGGGGAAAGCCCCAGTCTAACTTACCGAATGGATTGGGACAGAAAAAGGATCACTGGCCAAGTGGATGGACTTGAGGCAGTGCAGCAGGCAGCGGCCAAAATTCTGCGAACCGATAGATTTGAACATCTGATTTACAGTTCGGATTACGGAACAGAGTGGCAGCTGGTTCTGGGTAAGGATCGGCTGTTAGTCAGAGCTGAAATCAGACGTGTCATTAATGAGGCCTTACTTCAGGATGAACGAATCCTTAGCTTAGAAAATATTGAGGTTTCTTTTACCGGAGAAAACTTAACTTTTGACTGCAAGGTGGTTACACGTTACGGAAATTTTCAGCTGAGAAAGGAGTGGAATGAGGATGTATGAGAATCAGACGTATGAGGCTCTTTTAGAGCGGATGCTGGACCGGGTTCCGTCAGGTCTGGATAAACGCGAGGGCAGCATTATTTATGACGCGCTCGCTCCGGCAGCAGCAGAGCTCGCGCAGATGTACATTGAGCTGGATGTGAATAATAATCTGTATTTTGCAGATACGGCGACCGGAGAGTACTTGGAGCGAAGTATATCCTGGTCAGGAATTGTTAGGCGAGAAGCGAGCAAAGCGCAACTGAAGGGGATTTTTTATAAAGCGGATGGAGGATTTGTAGATGTCCCTCTCGGAAGCCGCTTTTCACTCGATATGCTGAATTATATGGCTGTGGAGAAGCTATCTCCTGGAGTGTACCGGTTGGAGAGTGAAACCGCTGGAGAAGAAGGAAACCGATATTTTGGCTCTTTGCTGCCGGTGGATTATATTTCAGACCTCGCGCGTGGGGAAATAGCTTCCCTTCTGATCCCTGGGGAGAACTCCGAATCGGATGAATCGCTACGGCAGCGTTATTTGGATTCAGCCAGACGCCCAGCTACTAGCGGCAATAAATATCACTATATGGAGTGGGCTATGCAGGTTGTAGGGGTGGGAGGTGCACGTGTTTTTCCGTTATGGAACGGTCCTAAGACGGTGAAAGTGATTGTTGTGGATGCCGAGAAACTTCCTGCTTCTGAGCTGCTGGTGACAAAGGTTCAGCATTACATTGATCCGGTCTCTGGAGCGGGTGAGGGGAAAGCCCCCGTAGGTGCTGTTGTAACTGTGGCGTCAGCGAAGGGCAAAAGTATTAGTGTAAGCGCAAAAGTAACCCTTGCTTCAGGTTATGCGCTGCAAGCTGTAAATGAAGAATTTAAGGCGATTCTTGAGAGCTATCGCAAAGAGAAGGCTTTTTCAGCAACCTATATTAGCCAGTCTGTAATCGGTGCCCTATTGCTAGCTACTGAGGGAGTCGCAGATTACAGTGAGCTGAAGCTGAACGGTGGAGCGGGCAACGTAATGTTGAACGAAGAAGAAATTCCATTGTTCGGCAATGTTTTACTGGAGGTGTAGCATGGGTTATCCGGAGAAAGTTGATATTTTTCAAGAAAAGCTTAATAAAAAAGCAAACGGCGGCAGCTATGTTATTGAAGAGAGATTACCGCTTGTAAATGGCATGTATAGTGGTGCGCTTGCGCATGACAACATCAATAATCAGACCATCGCAGTGTACACAGGGTCACAGTATTCCGGGATCGAGCTGCGTAATTTTACGGTGTCTTTTCCGGATGAAGCGCCATGGCGGCGGTTGATTAAGATTTTTGCCGATGTGCCCGAGGTTTATGTGACTTACGAAACCCCCGGCGATACCGTTGAAGCAGAGGATATTAACGGTTTGCAGGAAAGTCTTACTGCTGTTCAAACTGAAATAGAACGTTATAAGAGCAAGGGCCAGATTGACGGGGGATCTTTTAGAAGAGAGGTGTAAAATGGCACAGACCATACAAATAAAGCGGGGAACAAAGGCTGAACTAACGAGTTATGGCGTGTTGAAGGTAGGAGAGCTTGGTTTTTGCAGTGACACTAAGGAAGTTTATGTTGGTGATGGGACTTCCAATTCCATGGTCGGAAGGGCACTATCGGGTCCAGAAGCCTCTCGTCCAGTTGCAGGAGCCGTTGGCCGTTTGTATTACGTGACTACGGGTACGAATAGCGGATATTTGTATTTTGATGATGGGGCAGCCTGGCGGCGGATGAATGCGCAGAAGCTTAGCGATCTGACAGGTACAATTGATGATATCGCTGATGGAGCAACCTATGCGAAGGTGCTTAAAGCGGATATTAGTGCGGGGCATATCAATAAAGTATCAGATGGCACGAACGTAAAGACCGCGGCTGAGATTAAGACTCATATTGATGATGTGACCAAGCACCGGACGATCAATGATGCCGGGACTACGATTACAGATTTGTGGTCAGCGCAAAAGATTAAAAATGAAATTGAGCTGGCCAAGCATAACATTGAACCGCAAGCGTCGGTAAAAGATCAGAACCTGCTGGCTCCACCAGCCAGTCCGGTTGAGGGTGATCGATACATTATTCCAGCTGGAGCAACCGGGGCATGGGCGGGGAAAACGAATCAAATCGTTGAATATCAATCTGCCGCTTGGGTATTTTATGTTCCGGCTGTAGGCTGGACCGCTTACGTCGATGATGAGCAGAAGATTTATAGCTGGAACGGTAGCGCATGGGTGCGCACAGGTGGTGCGTTACAGACTATTACCGCTGGTAACGGGCTGATCGGCGGCGGTCAAGCCGATGCTGTGACGCTGAATATTGGTGCAGGTAATGGGATCACGGTTACTGCAGACGCGATTGCGGTGACGGCTGGAAAAGGGATCACCGTAGATGGATCCGGTGTAGCTGTAAGTGTGGATGGAAGTAGCATCATTTATGATGCTGCGAATGGCAATAAACTTACCGTAGCCAGTATTGATGGCGGAACTTTCTAGGGGGCGGGACAATGGCTTTAAAGACATTGATTCAAATACGCCGCGGATTGGAAAGTGCGATTGGAGCACTGGCTATTGGTGAGCTTGGCTATTGTACAGACAGTGGCAAGCTGTACATTGGTTCTGCAGCTGGTAATGTCTTACTGGTAGCCGCGCAGAGTACCGGAGATATGCTGAAAAGCATTTACGATACGAATAACAATGGCAAGGTGGATTTCGCGCAACAAGCGGATAGTGTAGCTTGGGCGGGTGTAGCGGGTAAACCAGCGGTATTCCCTCCGGCGGCGCATACACATGATTATTTGCCCAAAGGCCCCCTAACCTGGAATCAACTGAAGGGGGTGTAGAGGATGAGTTACGGCAGCTCTTTATACAGCGAATTGCAATATTCGGCAGATAAAGATTCGAGCCATCCGGGTGAAGTCGAAGCGCCTGATCTAATGCAGTATTTGCCGGATTATTATAAGAATGTTCGTGAAATGGAGAAGCTTCAGGAGACCATCGGGCTAGAAATTGGTGGACTGAAGGTAGGTACTATAGATGTACTGGATCAGGCGTTTGTTGAAACAGCAACGGTGAGCCTTGGACGTTGGGAGGCTGAGCTTGGACTAAATATTGATTCATCCAAGTCATATGCCACACGCCGAGAGATGATTAAGGCGAAGCTGCGTGGAAACGGGACGACAACGCCGGAGATGATCCAGCGGACAGCGTCCGCTTTTTCAGGTGGAGTGGTTGAAGTTAAGGAAGTGCCTGATGAGTACCGTTTTGAGATTCATTTTGTGAGTACGCTGGGGATCCCTCCGAATATGGCAGGGCTAATTCAAATTATTGAAGAGATTAAACCCGCGCATTTAGCTTATGAATTTGTGTTCAGCTATACCTGGTGGGACTCTGTTAAGGTTTTAAACTGGGAGAATGCCCACAGTAAAACATGGAATGAATTAAGAACTTATAGATAGGAGAGTGACACATGCAAACCACAGGAAATTTGGGATTAAAGAAGCCCGAGGGAACAGATATCGTTGATATTGCCGATTTAAATGGGAATATGGACATCTTGGATAATGCCGTTACTAGCAAGGTCGATAAAGTTACTGGCAAACAGCTGTCGACCAACGATTACACCGCAGCTGAGAAAACTAAGCTGGCGGGTATTGCTACGGGAGCGAATAATTATGTGCATCCTAATCACACGGGGGATGTTACTAGTAATGGTGATGGAGTTACGGCTATTGCGACTGGAGTGATTGTAAATGCAGACGTTAATTCTGCGGCTGGGATTGATGCTTCGAAGATTGGGACTGGCGTGGTCTCGAACGCAGAGTTTGGGTATTTGGATGGGGTGACTAGTGGGATTCAGGGGCAGTTGAATGGTAAGGCGCCTTTGGTTACTACACCGCAGCAGACGACGGCTGATATTACTTACTATGTGCGGACGGATGGGAACGACACAAACAACGGTTCAGCCAATACGGCAGCAGGGGCATTTAAAACAATCAATAGGGCTATCGGCATGATTCCTCAAGTTGTTAATCATACTGCATCTATAAATGTTGCATCTGGAACCTATGCCGAAGATGTGAGAATAAGCGGCAAAGTAGGCGGTGGTCATGTTCAATTTATGGGTACTTCTGTAACTATCCGCTCCTTCGTGGCTGAACGGTGCAATCGTATTGTTATAGACGGTTTTTCTGCTAATACCACAACCTCAATGGGTTTTAATGCGTATGACGGCGGAAACATCGACATTAAAAATTGCTCCTGTGAAACTACCGCTAATTATCCGGGCATTAATATTGCAGGTCAAAACGCAGACATTAGAAATTCTTCGGTATCTGGACGAAACTTTGGAATAATAGTCGGAAGTGCTTCGATTGTTACATCACTCGATAACACGGGGCAAGCGAATGGCGTGGGTCTTTACGCTAGTCATGGCGGTTCAATCTATAAATATGGCTCACAGCCATCAGGAATAACTTCCGAAGGCTCATTAAATGGTATCATCACTAGTGGAGTTCTTAACCCTTGGGGAGATAATACATTTTCAAAACGAAGTGCCTTTTCTGCCATACCATCTACTAATCAAGTGGTTCCGAAAGCTATTTTAACAAAGATTAATTTCCAAACTGAGTATTACGACAATCTCGGTGAATATAACCCTTCGACGAGTATGTTTACAGCAGCGAAATCAGGGCTTTATCTAATTGAATGTTCTATTGTAGTTAGTTCGCCGGAAGCACTAACTTCTCATTACCTCCAAATTTATAGAAACGGAACAAACAGAGAAATAGGTACTTATGGTATACCAGTGAACTCTGGTGGCGACATACAGCTATCTTTAACTGCTATGCTCCTTATAAATGCCGGAGACAAACTTGAAGCCTATGTGCAGCATCATAATTCTATAGATAAAAGCATAACGACTGATTCTATATATTCAAGATTCAAGGTATCTCAAATTGCGTAATGGAGGAATTATAATGAACATATCAGCAGCAATTATGCACATGCACCCAAAATCTGACCCAGTGCATGACTTTATGGTGCGGGATGACGGTCCTGAACCTGTATTACGCGAAGGCGTAGATGGTCACATACGCTACGAGATCCGCCCATTAGAAGAAGATGAATCCAAGTTAATAGAAGGGGTACACTATCGTTATGCAGTGGATTTTAATCGACTAGTCGAAGGCAAAGACTACGACATTATTGAACGCGGTCCATACATCGCCGCCTGGAACCTAGACGCCCCACAACCTACAGAAGAAGAACTCGAAGCAGCGTGGCAAGCGTACCTAGAAGCAGAAGCTAACAAACCGCCAGAATTAAGCGAAGTCGAACAACTGCGCGTAGAAAATACTGCTTTGCAGGATCGTCTTCAAGACGTTGAAGTCATTATTGCTGAACTACTAAGCATCTAATACTACTAGGAGGTTCATACACTATGACTATGGATTCATTAACAGCCGCCAAAATCCGCTTGATGGCTAATGCCTGCATGACTCGTTACGATCGTGAGGAAGGTCCTATAGAGGATATCATCTCATCATATAACATGCAGGCTGACAATCAGATTTTGGTTAGGGCACAGATTATGGAGAAGCGATCAGATATTCATTTTGCTGAAAATAATACGACCGAGCAAGCAGCATCAGCTAAGTAACTAGCACGCCCACACAGGAGCGTGTTTTTTTGTGCCCTCGGTGTGCCGGGGGCTATCTTGCATCAACATCATTACAGAAAGGAGCGGACGAATGAAAGAGGGGGATATTGCGCAATTGGAGAAGCTGCTGCCGCTGGCGGATAAGTATGGGCTGGCTTATATTGTTGCGTTTATTTTGATGATCGTGCTCATGGTATTATTGCGTGCGATTGTCAAAGGGAACACCTTGTACCGCGAGAACTGCTGGATCGTGCAGAGGAGGATCGGGATCGTCTGCAAGCGATTCTGGACAAGGAGCGCTCGGAGTTTATGCAGCCGACACTGGACGTCTTAAAGAAACTGAAGATTGACCATACGGAAGACAGGGGGAGTTAGGAATGCTGTCACAATGGATTCGGCGGCTGCTTCTCCCCCGGCATGTTGATAAAGAGATGGAGCTCCGCAGAGCCTCTACCAGCGTTACGCTGACCATAAGTCATTATAAAAATGTCTCGCAGGAAATTCAGGAGGAGATTGATCGTAACCGATTCGCCAAATATTTAGTCTATGATCGAGGGGATCATGATGCACATGATTGATTTTTTATTATTGTTGCTATATAGCACTACTGCAGCCTGCGGATTATATATCATTTATCGCCACAGGCAATATTTTTATGAACGATTCCGAAAAGGTGTGGTCAGCGTGTTTATGCTGGCTATGCTTTTTTTCTTAATGGCCCATACATTCAATATGTTAATCATTCTACTATTCCGTTTGGTAGCTCTACTAGGAGCGGACTCGGCAGCATGGCTAATTTGGCTGCAATATAGCTGGGCTATCGCCCATTTCGGTACAACTGGTGGGATCATCATACTCGCAATATTGACCCGTTCCGGGAAATATGACCAATTTATTTATCTGAAAAAGATAGACAGAAAAGAGGATCATCATGTTGACACTAATGCAGGTAAAAAATAAATCAGCCTCACGCCTAACAGGTCTACACCCCGTAGTCCGTTCCGCTGCTACTGCTCTAATCGAGCGTTGCTACAAGCTCAACATCCCCATTCTCATTACGCAGGGTCTTCGCACAATTGCTGAGCAGGATGCTCTTTACGCACAAGGACGCACTAAGCCTGGAGCGATTGTTACCAATGCGCGTGGCGGGTATAGCTACCACAATTTTGGACTAGCCGTAGATTTTGCTCTTTTGCTGCCGAATGGATCGAGTGTGTCTTGGGATATGCGCCGGGACGACAATAACAACCAGATCGCAGATTGGCAGGAGGTTGTAAAAGAGGCCAAGGCACTTGGATTCGAATGGGGAGGCGATTGGACTAGCTTTAAGGATTACCCACATTTTCAAATGGCTTTTGGGTTAACGCTCACACAGTTACGTGCAGGGGGCAAGCCCTCAACATCCGCAGTGGAGGCAGCGTACAAAATCATCCATCGGAAGGAGGAGGAAGACTTGAAGAGTGATGTTATTGCCGTCGTAAAGGTTAACGGGGTTAAGATTGCAGATGGAGTGCTTGAAAAAGGCATCACCTACGTTCCCGTTCGTATTATTGCAGAAGCGCTAGGTGCACAGGTGGGTTATGATTCCGCCACTAGAACGGTTGAGATTAAAAGTACTCACTAAGGAGGTGTCTATCATGGAAACTAGAGAGATTTTAGATGATGTTATGGCATTTGCCTCAATATTAGCTGTATTCGTACTTGCTCTGGTTCAATTGGCCAAAAATAGTATCAACATCCCGCGTAATGCAGTCCCAATTATCGGACTATTAATAGGTTTGCTCATCGGAGCGGCAGCGTATCCTTTTACCGAACTGGATATCGTCCTTCGCCTTTGGGCTGGGGGGTTGGCTGGTTTATCTGCGACGGGGTTGTTTGAGCTAGCTTTTAAGGATCGACCGGGGACGACGAAAGAGTAA